GAGTATTTCCACATAATCTTATCCTATCTTGCTGTCACTGGTGGAATGCTGCCACCACCAAAGGGGTTTTCCGCAAAAGCCATATATATGATGGTGTCGCCAGAAGTATTTATCTCCCCCATCGTTGATCGAATTTTAAAACCGTTGGACAAAAAATCGCACATGGCTGTGCTGGTGCTTTCGGCATTAGTTAGGTCAGGGAACAGCCTCTCGACACTTACGTTTTTGGGGCTTCGCGCACGGTCAGCAACAACCCAGTGGTTTCCGGCAGTGGTTATATTTTTCCAAAGCACATAGGCCGGGGCAAAGTCTGTGTAAACAAAAGGGCCGTCTGCATCATTATTTCCCGTGTAGCTGGAAATTTTGCTGTAGCCCGGAATTTCCGCAAAGCAGTAGGCAACAAATGTTTTGGTGTTTTGATTAGTGCCGTTACTAGCCCCAACGGAAAAAACAGACGACGTTGGAAGCGTATTATTCCAATAATTTACCGATGTGTCCTGTGCTCCG